CTGGGGGGGGGGGTATTACGTAGGGGCTACAGAGACCATGGGAGGAATGCTAACGAAACCTCCTAAGGTATAGTCGTCTGCTCCGCATCTGGCGATATTGGTTCCAAGTACAAGACCCATAGGGTTAACAATGTTAAGGACAACGTTCTTGTTACCACGGGCCATTTCTGTCCAAAGTGCGGAATTCATCATGCTATCAACACAAGCCCTGGAGTGGGTCTTTGCGTACTGAGGAATCTGAACTTCTATGCCTGATCTGGTTCCTACGTTATGGATAGCGAAGGGTCCTCCGGCTATTGGATAATTGTCATGAATGGTATGACCAAGATAATCTGTAGTACCGTAACCTATTGGTTGCATGTAACCGGAAGTAGATCCTTCATTGAGGACACTAAAATAAGTTACGACATTGGACATGGGTAAGTCTTCCGTGAGCTTTGCGAGGACTTTATAACGCATACCACCACGTTGCATAAGAAACATGGATTGGAGTTGACTGACTAAATCACAGTTGAAACCATCCCAGGCGATAACACTTGTTCCAGAATAAACGACAGAAGTCGCGAATGGAAAGATTCTAATGTAATCGTTAACGGGGGCCAGAGTTGGGGCCGTGGTATAAAACTGAGGGATCCTGAGCATTTGACGGAGAGAAGATATCCTCTCACCAATACAAGATGTAGAGGCAGCCATAGAGGGAGCTTGGTAATGGGAGGCGCCAATTTGAGACTGGTATTTCTGACAAGGGTCAGTGTCATAAGCCTCTCCGGAATGAGCAATAGCCGCAATACCAGTATTTATAATGGGGGTTATATTATTGGCTGTCGGGATGGCAAACTCAAAACCGGCGGCGGCTCTGATTTCGAGGAGGACGGTGATGGTGGAATTTACAGACGCAGGGGCGGTTAAAGGATCAAGGACTCGAATATCTAAGAATCCCGTGAGGTTACTACCGTAGCAATCAGTGTAAGGGTCGATAGCCATGTATGGAATCGTGAGCGAGTACTCACTGCATTCTCTAACGTCGATAATGGTACGATTAAGATAGGATGATGATGCTAGGTTAACGGTAGGCCCACCAAGACGACCAACATAAGGGGCGAAGGATACAGAAACTCTGCCAGAGTGAAAGTTGGTTTTAACGAATTTCATAGTCAGAATAAGATCACCTCTCCAGCGACCAAAAAGGGTGGCCATGTAAGAGACGGGGGTATAATTGGTGACTGAGTATCCATGTTGATCATTGCAGACGTACTTAAAAGTGTCTGGTGATACTTGAAAGCCGTAAAGGTAAGCGTCTGCAGTGCGGGAAGTGGACCAGTCAAATGAACCGAACCAACTATTGATACCTAGAAAGGTATCAAAGTGAAGCTCGTCAATTGAGGTGCCAGCAAAACCGTCTAGATTCTCGACTTCATTCTTAATGGAATAGGCCAACAATTTTGAATTGTCGATTGCGTCGTAATGTGACCAGTTATACATGGCATCGGTAACCATTTTCTTGTCTGCTTCGCAGTTCAAGGGGCGGGACCAACCAAAAACGGCTGCCACATTAGCTCCAATATCGGCTGCCCACTTAATGGGACCAGCAAACTCGGATAGTAATGGGACCGCTGTTAAATAGCCAGCAACTTTTGAGACTTGGCGGGCAGTTGTTTCAATGGGACCAACGCCTGCCTTTTGGGCTTCTTGCATTGATGAGTTCGAGGACTTTGACTTTGAGTAAGCTTTACCGGACTGGGGAATCACAGCAATGGCTCTCTTCACGTTCTTGAGGGAAGCCCACAAAGTGTAGGAGGCGCTTGAAGAGCCGCCTGAACCTGTAGAAAGGGAGACATAGGGGATGATTTGGATAAAACCGGCGTCGAATTCGAATGACGAGTTGGCGTCAACGTAATAACCATTGTGGATGGAAGTGAAAGGGACAGTAAATTTGACAGAGGTTTGGCACGCTAAGTCAATTTCTACGTGAGAAAGTTGAGTTCTCTGGGTGGGAGAGAACTTGTGCATGGCGTTCCAAGAATCTGAAGTCTGACTATTTGAACATGTTCCTCCTATGGGGAGGTAAGTCAGCATATACCGTCCTTGTTGGAAGGGGTTTGCATTGACTTGGAGGGTAAATTCCATGTCAAAGCGGGCAATCATACTACCTTTAAGCTTATCAAAAATTTGAGAGTAAGCGTAAAGGGTTGATGGTACAGGGATATTTGGGAATGAGCTGGGGTTATCGGTTGTGGCCAGTGAGCCAGAGCCAACGATAATAGGTTTCATAAGAAACTCTTCAACAGACATATCCTTGTTTTGTTGGGCGCCACCGAACAAGGCTTCACTCAAACGTTTGAGGGATGAGATTGTAGCCGAGTCGGTAGCTGCGTCGTTTGTGAATGCGGTTGTACCTATAATATCTTCAGGGGAGATAGATGTTTCAGATACTAGATTAGGGGTTGCTCCTGGAGCTGATGCGTTGGTTTGTGCAAGTGAGTTCTTTTGGACAGTAGACCACTCAATCGTATTGTCCGTACCAATGTTTCCTAGGATGTTCGCCGTATTAGGGCAGGGTGCCTTGGATCGTAAATGTACACGCCTTTATAACTACTAGAGCCTAACCAACACTTTTAAGACATCGGATTTTATATAGTGTCGATTGGTAACCAAATAGTAGAGGTTTTTGCTTTTAATACGTTTACAGCATAACGTGGGACACGAACTTGTGGCTCGTGGGTGCCACTGCAGTTTAGGGTGCAAGCCTAATAGAGGACTACATATATAGAGGTTCTCGCTCAATTGAGTCGAAAACCTCGTCATAGTTTGTTGAGGGGGGCCAAATGGCGCGATCCTTATAGCATGTAACGTAGACGTCCATTAGCATGGGTACCATCTGGTTGAACTTAGTTCTACCATATTGGGTGTACTCACGTATGGTCTTTGTTACCTTATCTGCTACAATTTGGTCGGATTGTTTCTTTTTCGTCCACTGGAGGGATTGCATAAGAGACTCTTCTCTTAAGGGAGCAAGATATCTTCCATGTTCTGGGTCAAATCTAAACTTTCGTTTTAAGAATTCGACATCCTCTATAGGACGAAGAGCAACTATATCTCCTGTCTTTAGTTCATCAGTATATTTATAACCAATCGTCGCCATAAAGACAGAGAGGGTTATAGCATTAAACCGATCGGAAACTACTTCTGAGGGACCTACAACATTATCGTCACCTACATAAGCGGCAACGACATGATCGTCGAAGTCTATACTTGGGACAAGATAGTAGAACGCATAGCGCATAAGAATTTCATTAATGATAGTGTTGATGGTCGGAGTGAGAGGATTGCCAGAAGGCATACTACCTCTCCACTTCCACAACTTACCATCAAAAATGTGAATGGAGTTTGCAAAAGACATGAATAACATCTCTCGGGCTGTTGACCACTCGTCATTATAGTAAAGATTTACGATGTGGCATACTATCATAATTAATTGGACTGTATGACTACCATCGTAGCACGAATAGTCACCAGCAAATACAAGTTTTCCAAAGGCGGTAAGGTGTCTCCTAAGGAGATCCCACTCTACTGAAACTTCATTTATACCAAGACAGGAGTTGTTCTTTATCTTGCCTCGAAGTACGTGTGACACAAAGTCACCACATAATATTCTGGAGACAACGGTATTATCGATAGCAGCGCCACAGACAAGGCGAGTTGATCCACTCTTAACTTTAGCAAGTGGTCTGAGTTCGTCTTTGAGGAAATCTGTATATATGGTTTCGACTTCTTTTCCGGCTTGAAGGGCAAGTAAGAATTCATTTGAACTACGCTCTAAATCACGGTATTGACTTGAGGTCTTGTCATATGGTGCAGGACCCACAAAATCTCTTTTCTTTTTATAAGGTGTGAGGGTAAATGGGTAACCGGATGAGGCGCTGAAATTAACAGGTGGTGCTGTTTCGTCGCCTATTTTTCCAAAGAGGGCTTCTTCAAATGTCCATAACTTCGGCTTATCGCGAACAGGGTCGTGTCGCATGAGATTGTCATGTTTTACGGCTGCTATTCTCTCTAGTACATTCTGGTCTAGTATAGAATCGTTGAGGCAATACTTAGAATAGGCGTTTTCCATAGGGACTACACCTTCTTTGGGTCGAAGGAGTGCTGGAGCCATAGTGGGTGGGTTGCCGGGTATCTGATTATACATGAGACTTCTTTTGAATTCGCTAGAAATCACTTGAGGGGGTTGTTGAGCATCTCTCAAGTACACAAATCTGTTATATGCTATACCTGATTCGGGTATGGCACAATGTTCTTTGAGTGCGTCTTGGAGAATTTCTCTAGTGATGACTGGAGCATATCCGTAATTGGAGTCTCCGGCAGCATGGATTCCTGCAAATACACCCTCTTTTGAGGGGTCTAGTATTGAAACAGGGGCACCACAGTCGCCTGGTTTTGTACCGCAGTTATGGGCAATAACTCGTACTAAAACGTATGAGCTGTTCGTTTGGTGATCTCTTACTGTTATTCCTTTTTGGAAGTGAGCTGTTGAGATAACACAGCGATTTTCGGTGAATGTGGGCATATCTACACGTGCTTTAAAGGTACTATGAAGATTTGTCATGCCAGAATCGGTCATGAAATGCTTGAGAATGTCCTTGTGGGGTTGGACAAAGTTGGGTAGCTCAATGAGAGCTAAATCTCTATCTTCTAGAACACTATTGGTCCTGAATGAATTAATCAAATCAGGTGTTGGCATTTCGAATGAACGCGTGGGGTCGAGATGTACGAACTTAATATTAAGTTTGGTACGAGACTTGTCTTCAAGGCATCCTGCCACTATGCGTGAAACAAAGTGGAGGGGAATTAGAGCCGTTCTGTTATTTATCACAAATACGTATCCTAGTTTATTACCGGAGGGGTTGGTTGTTGAGGACACGACAAATGAATATAAATTAGATCTGGCTTTGCTTGAGGCTACGGACTCACCGTTAGGATCAAAACCTTCAGCCATAGCTTCTTTGAATTGTTCTTTCAGGCGTGTCCTATCTACCTTGACTGCGACATGACCTTTCTTCCTATTACCTACATTTGTACTTTCAGGGATGGGGAGTGTTTTTCTGAAGTAGTCAGCTAAGCTTTTAAGAGCTCCGGCCGTGGCAAGGAGGATAAGGATGCCTAAAACGGAGTCAATGACAACAGTATTTTCTCTGTAGAAACTACGGGCTTTAAAGAAAGCTCTAGCAGTTCCACAAGATAATTTACAGTATGTCTCAGATAGATAACTAGTGACTTTTTCGTAGATGGTCTTAACTTTAGGTTCGGCATGTTCCAGTAATGGAGTGGAGTCGGTATAACCATACTCGACATAGTACGTGTAAGGGTCAGTGGTCATAAACTTGTCTGACATGGCTAACAAATGGAATTGCGGACCATAAAAAGAGACCAGCATAGCGTATGTGAGTCTCCAATCAAAGGGGTGAGACTCTTCTAAACAGTAATGAGCAAACTGGTTTACGTGGGTTATAACGCCGTGTTTAGACCACTTGTTGGTGGCATAAAACTCTTGGGTACATTCACGGATAAGGGGTGTGTACTGGTTGAGCGGGTAATCGGTCGTTATATCTGGGGTCATAGGTCTATCGTCTCTGATTGCAGTTTCTGCAGGGGTATAAAACGACCCTGGAATGTAACTGGGGTCATCCCAGGATGTTGCTGAGACAGCGTCAGAATTACTGGCATCTGAGGATTCGTCTTCAAATCTGTTGGACATTTCTTCCATTTCAAGATCTGTTGAGTACATTATGTCGCGCAACTCTTGAGGAGTTGGGTAACCCCTACCTGAAGTATAGGATTCGGGGTTGGCTATGGGGGTGCCGGTATACCTGGCGACAGCTTCGTCAATGTTTCTCATAAAGGACTCGTGCCACTTACGTTTTTGGACGATAGCGGCCATGGTTCGGTAGGCAACTACTTCGAACGAGACTGGAGATTCTAGTTGTTCACCTTTACTATTTACGAGAATAAACTCGTGAATGTCTGGCGTGATAATTGTAGAACCGGATTCGTTCCTAGGAAGCTTAGACCTATCTAGAGCTCGAGACATAATCGATATGCTCTTAGGGTCGCGACCATCATACGTTTTGACATATTCAGGCTTTGGGACAGCAACATAAGTTGAGTCTATACGTCTGAGTACAGCTTCGTTTGAATGGACAGAATTGACGATAGGAGCCAGGGCATTGGATGTAAGAATAACGAGTTTAGCTTTAAAGCTAGTACGTCCTTTATCACCAATGTCGGCCATATTAGGCTTAAACGGTGTGGCATTGATCATGTTAATAAATTCAAGGGCTTCACTGTTGTCGGCACCGGGGACATCTACCTCTTGCCATGCATCGTCTTTTACGACAATTTGCTGGTCACCGAATCCGTCCATAAATTTGGACTTGATTCTAAAGTAGATATTGGCCTCTGGGGTTGTATCCTTACCATCAAAATCTTCAGGGAAGGTATTAAGTAGGAAAGCTAGTATGACACGGGCGAGAGTAAGCGAGATAATAGTTTTTCCGGATCCAGGGTAGCTTGATATCATGATTGAGACTGGTTCTGGCCTATTCCCGGAGAGGGAAGGCCTCTTGGCGGCCATATAAGAGATGAGTTTCTCGATATTTCGGAGTTCGCACATAAGTACGCGGATCTGATTATCTGCAGCACGGCCCTTAGGGGCTTCTTTTAGGAAAGATTTGATTATTTCACCAGTAACTTGTACGTAAGTAAAGTTGGTGGTTGAACACTCAATTTCATCTCCTTGATATTGGAGTACTGAAATGTGTTTTAGTCTCTCGTCTATTTCTCTAAGTTGAGAATCTGATTTGACGAGGAAAGAAGCATATGGAGTTCCTTTTAGTAAATGGACAGACACAAACTGGGCTATTCTATCAATGAATTTTATAGAAGAGACAGTGATATCTTTAATACTGTTAGAAACTTTACCCCAATCGCCTATACCGCGGAATGCGTTATTAGGCATGTCTTTTAGCTTGGATGAGCCCACGAAAATTGTGAGGGCAAGAGTTGCTAATGTTGAACCAAGGGACTCGAGGTCTTCTTCGGTAACGGTGTAGGGGAAATCTGATTCTGGCTCAGGAGCCTCAGAGTTGGGGGGTGGGATCATAGCATCTGCTGATAGGGAAGCGCTTATACAAAGTACATAGGCAGCTCTAGCCATGTTAGTGGAGGCTAATAAAATAGCTCCGGATACGACTAGGTAAAGAGAAAAAGATGCATCAGTACGGTTGAGCTTGTGATAAAGCGTTACAGCAGCAAAAATCGCAAGGTGAATGTGTGAAGCGTGTTCGACGTAAAAGTCTGAAGCCGCATTTACACCACCTGTTAAGGATGATGCCCAGGAATAGTCACCACTTTGGGCTTTTTCGGCCATAGTGGCTGTGTCAGCTGGGGTAAGCTTTTCGGCGATTCGGGTGAACGCCGATAATGCTCGCAGAACCTCTGGAGAGGAAACTGTTTTGGAGAAATCTGACAGCGGGGATAAGGGGTTCCAGGAAGATGATGAAGGCATTGGATATGGTTCACCAGATTCGGGTTGTGCAGGTTTTCTGCTGGATCGGAGAGAGGAGATCTGGATATCTCGTAGTTTTTGGAGGGTTTCGTTATATTTCGCACGAAGATGGGGGCTGATATGGATGTTGCTTAAGGATGCGGGCGCAACAGGCTTAGAGCCTTTCATCTTTTTGATATACT